CTTGACTGTCGTCCCAGCCGATGGCTGCGCGAACGTCGTGCCGTGCTGACCCATTTAGAGCGCTTCGAAGCGTAGTCTCAATGCGGTCTGTTGTTCTGTTGTTCATGGTCATCATCCTTAAACAAATTAAGTTGAGTGCGGTTGAGCGCCGTTACCGATAGCTTTACTGGTGCTCGGCTTCGTCAAGGTAGTTGTTCATACCTTCAATAATGAACAGCCGGGCTTGGGCGCTGATTGACCGGACCTCTTGACTGGAAATGTTTTGCATTTTCTCCAGTTCATCAGGCATAAGTCGGACGTAAATCGGCTTGTTTGTCACAACACCTTTGGGCGAGCGGTATAGGCGCTTAGGTTGTTGTTGTTTCATGTGGGAGCCACCTTTATGATTATGAAAGATAAAATGTCACAATCAGGATTATTAGTTCAAATGAGTAAAAATGCAAGCGGAAATAGTGCAAATTAAAAAATTTCTGTGAGGTTAAAACAGGAACGAAAGCGAATAGGACTGAACCAAACAAGCTTTTGTGACGCTATAGACACCGCCTTAAGTAGCTATGTGAAGTATGAGCAAGGCAAGCGCTCTATTCCTGCAGACAAGCTTTTAGAGCTAGAGAAAACAGGCGCCGATGTCTGCTTTATTCTTACGGGAAAGCGGGTTTCACACCCGGAGGGACACATTGAAAAAAGATTTGCCGAGCTAGACCAACACGCTCAGCAAATCGTCCAGGAACTGATCACACTATTATTGAAAGACTAACTCTTTAGCGACTCTAGGTTCACTGCCGATGTTAAACCGGAGTCGCTTATTTCGTGCGTGACCTGCTTGGTTATCCATTTTGCCTGGTCAATTTCAGGCTTCCAACCAGACGCCGTTACCGGCACCTCAGGAAACAGGCCGGGCTCACCAACAGCCAGTGCCATATTAAACTTTGCGCCTGAGCGTTTCATTTTAGACCACTGCGCTTCTGCAGCGCGCTTGGCATTGCCCTCGGTTGCGTGAAGTTGCCTTATCACCTTAACGTTGCCCTCAGAGCCTGCCAGAAATTGCGTTGGAGCCCCGTCTTTTTCGTCGGCCTTTACTTCCGCCGCCCGGTCGTCTTGCCACCGAGCTTTAACGCCGGTGTACTCACTTCTGTCATTGGCCGTGAAGTTGTGCTGGTCACCTGATTTTCTGCGAATGGTAAACGCCGGCAGCGCCTGACCTGAGCCACTCTTGCCTTGCCCGTTAGGCATGAATAAAAGTTTACCTTCTTTGATGGTCGCCAGCGCGTCGAATTCATCACCTAAGCGAGTCATAAACGCCATGTCCGATTCGTTTTGCTGATCCATGTGAGCAATGGCTTTACTGGCCAGCTCGTCAGCAATAAGCGCGCTGACTTCGTTTCTAGCAGCCACAGCATCGAGAATATCGCCCAGCGTTTTTTCGTGGTACGACTCTTCGCGTAGCTCCTGAAAGCTACTGGCAATATCTGCCGATTTGCCCCGTATAGTTAGCTGGTCAGGCGGCCCAGAATGCTCGATGTCGTCAATGAAGAATGTGCCTTTGTTGTATAACGGCTCACCTTTCCAGCCTATGGAAACTTGCATCTTTGCACCGCGTGGCGGTATCGATACTTTTCCGTCGGCGTCATCAATCGTTACCGAGGCGGTGTCAGCTTCAAAGCCGCGCTTGTCGGTTATGGATAGGCTGACCAGGCGAGAGCGCAACAGGCCGCTAATGTCTTTGCCGTCCACCAGCACTTCGTAGTCGGGAACTTTAACGAACTCAGGCATTAGACTACTAAACCTCCCATGCCGCCGGACATTGAAAGGACGTCGTTGCCGGCTAGGTTTTCAGAGTTGTTTTCATCGGCCCTGGTAAGGCTTAATGAAAACTCTATTTTGCGCGCGGTACCATCCGGAAAAAACGAGGTTGATTTTTTCTCGATGTCGGTAATGAAGTAATAACCTTTGAGCTCCCCGGCACCGTCTACCCAAGGCCACGCCTTGCCTGTGTCCGCCATTTTCCGCAGCTCGTCCAGTTGCTCGGTGCCGCCGGTGAGCTCTGGGTAAAGCACACCAGGGAGCTTAGCGGTCTGAGGACCTTGGCCAACGAACTGATAAGCCGGATTAGAGCCAACCCGATTTTGACTTGCGTGCCGCCAGTTAATTTGCTCGTCAACACTGTCGGGCGATGCGGTCTTAAGACCAAAAACAAAGAATCCAAGTGCCATCATATTAGTCTAAGTCCCTCAGTTTCGAACGGTTCTCTGCAGCGCGCTCTCGATCAAGTCGTTGCAGCTCTTGTCTTACTTGCCGCGCAATTTCTTTAGCGTCAGCCCCTGCGCCCGCCTGAATAACAATAGCGCCTTCACTGACAATTAGGCGGTTATCCATAGTTATTTCTTTGTTCGAGCCTGGTGATACCTGCTGCGTTTCAGTAGTGCGCTCAATCTCTTTGGTCTGAATGCGCTGAACGGTGTCCTGAATGCCTGGCAAGTTAAGTGACTCTTCCTGGTACTTGATATTTCGCACCAGGTCAGCGGGTTGCTCTGCAGCTACCGGCATCGAAACAGCGGCTGTTATCGCCATACCTGCCGCTGCCTTTTTGAGCTGGCCGCTGGTTCGGTTCACTTCTTTTACTGGCTCATCGTTACCTCTAAGGCCAAGCGCTAGGCCGCGCATAGTGTCATCGCCGTGCAGCATGAATACTTTACTCGGCGAGTTAATGCCCAGCGTTTCTTTAAACCAACTGCTGACCGAACTTGCCGCCTGAACAATGCCGTCTTTCACCTTGCCCAGCCCGCCGATAATGCCGTCGACCAGACCGCTTAATATATTTGAGCCAATATCAAGGAACTTAGAGTAAAGTCCGGATAGCCAGTCGAACACGGCGGTGAAACCACGAACAATCAGCCCCAAGGGTGACCATGAAAATATGGTCTTGATTGTTTCCCAGGCCCTGCCGGCAATGCCGGCCCAATCGATATTGGTCAGCCAGTCGAATGCTTTACTGAACGCCTTAATAATCAAGCCTACAGGTGACCACCAGAAAATTTTCTTCAGGCCATCCCATACAGCGCTGACGGCTCCGGGTATCTTTTTGAATATACCGATAACCATCTTAATTGCACCTAGCACAAGCTTTGGAATGAACAAAAATACAGAAGCGAAAATTTTGCCGAATGACCGCCCAGCGTCGGTTGCTCCTTCAAGGTTTTCTGAGGTCGCCTGGAACGGTTTAAATAACTGGCTAATCCAGCCCCAGACTTTACCAAGGACCGAAGCTATTCCATCCCACAAAGGTTTGAGTGGCGCAAGCACTTGGCCAACCTCTGAGAATATGTCGGTCATGAGCTCACCAACTGGCGCGAATGCTTCTTTAATACCTTGCCACATACCTATGAAGAAGGCCTTCACTGGCTCCCAGTATTTGTATATGAGCAATGCGGCAACAGCGATGACGGCAATAATTGCCCCAATGGGGTTCATAACAAGCGCTTTTGTCACACCCATAATGGCTAGCTTTAAGAACTTAAGTGGTGCAAGGACAGCGCCCGTAATAGCTTTACCCACCCCGAGAAGTGCAGCTTTTGAGCCAGCCATAACAGTGGCCAGCAAGCCGTTCGACTTTCTGTAGGAAACCGTAGCGGCTGTGGCTGCTGTTATTTTTCCTGTTAAGAAGCTCCAGGCCTTTGCGCCAGTAGACTTAGCTGCTATAAGCGCCGACTTGCCAGCTCCAAGCAGACTTTTTCCGGCAACTTTTGCGGCAACAGTAACACCAGGGAATGTCTTAATGTGCAGTATTGAAAATGCCATGCGCACGGCGGCAATTGGCCCAAGCAAGCCAGCTATAGTCAGCGCCAACGCTCCACCTACAGTAACAAGAGTAGCGATAACAGCAGCAACCTTGGCAAGTGTTGCCGCTAGCTCCGGGTTTTGTTTCATCCAGTCGCCGATATTTCGGACGATTTCAGTAACGCTTTGGATCAGGTCTCTTATTGGCCCATCGTTTGATTCAAACAGTTCAATTCGAACATCGTCCCATGCAGAGCCTAGGCTTTTTAAATCACCGGCGGCATTGTCAGCCATTACGTCAGCCATTTGCTGAGCGCGCCCTTGCGAGCTTTGCAGGGCTGCAGTAAGCTTTTCTATCTGGCCGGCGCCCTGCTCTTCTATTAGCTGAGCTACGCCGGCTCCAGCCTCTTCGCCGAATATAGATTTCAGATAGCCGGCTTGGTCGGCGTTACCCATTCCGTCAGTAGCTTTCACAACATCCTGGAGTATGTCCGGAACAGCCCTTAAATTGCCAGCTGCATCTTTTGTTGTAACGCCTAGTTCTGCAATAGCTTCTTTGGCTGGCCCGGTTTGGCTCGCTAGCCTATTCAGCATAGAACGCATAACTGTTCCTGCCTGGCTGCCTTGTATGCCGATATTACCAAGCAATCCAGCCATGGCCGCAGACTCTTCTAGCCCTACATTCATTTTCTTTGCTATGGGCCCAACATATTTCATAGTGTCGCCTAGCATGGAAAGGTCGACGTTGGCGCTTGATGTCGTGGCTGAAAGGACATCAGCTATGCGCCCCATTTCCGTCGCTTGAATGTCGTAAGCGCCCATAATGTTAGAGGCAATGTCAGAGGTTTGGTCAAGAGCGGTGCCAGTCGCTTTTGATAAAGCGAGCATGTCGGGCATGGCTTGAGTTATTTCTTTTGGATCGAAACCTGCCATTGCTAGAAAGTCCTGCCCTGCAGCCACCTCGGTGCCGGCGAAGCTGGTGGTAGCACCAAGCTCTCGAGCCTGCTCTTTTAACGCAATGAATTGAGGATTATCTTTTTCTAGTCCAGTTTTTGCCTGGACGCTGCTCATCACCTCACCAAAATCCAGTCCGGGAGCCATCATTTTTGCGCCGCCATAAAGCGCAGCGCCGCCTGTTGCCAGCGTTTTAGTTCCAGCGCCTGCCATTTTTTGTTGGAGCTCGCGGGTTTGCTGGTAAGTCTTGGAAACTTTGTTCAGTCGCTCTTGTTGTTTAGTTACCGCTGACAGCCTTTCTTTTTGCTGGGCCAGCTCACTGTTCAGACGCTTAGTTTCATTGCGCAACTTTGAGCGCGCGGAAGATAGGTTCTTTGTGGACACACCGTTTTGCTCAAGCTTTTGGCGTTGCTCCTGAACCGTCCTGGTCAGTTTTGTTTTTGAGCTATCGAGACTCTTCACCGTAGAGCGAGCATTATCCAGCTCGCGCTTCATGGCTTTAGTAGGGTTTTCAGTGGCCTTAAACTCACGGGCCAACCGGCTGGCTTTCTCCCTGGCGTTTTCGAGCTTGGCTGATGTTGCCTGCAGGGCACTGTTGCTTTTGCGGTAGCCGTCAATCATGCCGGCTTGCTTGTTTAAGTCGTTCAGACGCGCTTTGGTTTGACGGAACTCAGCAGAAACTTTGCCGGCTGTCTCGTTCATAGCCTTAAGTGGCCGGGTTACTTTGTCGACTGCTGCCAGCAGCACTTCAAGCTTTAACTGTTTAGCCACGGTTTTTAACTCCGTTCATCCGGTTGTACCGGTCAATTGCCTTTTCGTGCCACGCGCTAAGTTCGTCAAGCTCTAGCTCGTACATGTCGCTGAGTGGCCACTGAAAGATGGCGGCAATGTCCGCCATCAAGTCATCAACTTTATTGGGCAGCTCTAGCTGCTCGGTTGAGCCTCCTAGTCCATCTCCCCGCGCATCTTCTTGCTTAACAAAAAAGAAGTCACCTCGGTGCCTATCTGCAGCAAATCGGCTGGGTCTAAATTCATAATCTCAGCTTCGGTCAGGGTCGGCTGAGTGATGCGGGGCAGCAAGCGGTTTAGCGCGTTGTACTCCATTTGCAGCACGTCAGTCAGTGATAGTCCGCGCATTTCGCCAGCACGAGGCTTACGCAGCTCAGTGGTTTTAATTTCTTTGTCCCCGCGCTTGATAGGGTAGTCAAGCTCTACAGTTGCGGTAACCGGCGTATTTTTTTGATTCATGGTTATGTTCTCCAAGGTTTAGAAAAAGAAGCCCCCGCAGGGGCTAATGAACGCAAGGCTTAAACGCCAATCGCTTGACGATGTTTCTCCATGCGGTCTTCGCCGTTAACAATGTCAATCATTGCAACCATGTCGACTTCGCGAAGGACTACTCCATTGACGGTTAGCTTGTAGTAGCTGTTGGCAAACGAGACGGTCATCTGATTGCTTTCGCCGCCTTTCTGTTCGCCCTGGTCGTCATTGAGAATACGGCCGCGCTGAACGACTTCTACGGTTTCCACCTCGCCGGTGTCGTCACGCTGATAAGAGCCAGCAAAGCGAACCATCAGGCCGTCTACCGTTTCTTTTGCCTGGTGACGAATCATGTCTGCGACAAAACCGCCGAATACGGCTTGGGTGTCAAGGGCGTCATCTTCAAGGCCCATATCGACTTTTACACCGCCCGGCATGCCACTGCCGCGATAAGCTTCGGTTTGACGTGCCAGGCTTGCAGGAGTGAACGACTCAGCAACGCCAGCCCAGCTGGTGCCGTCGACGAATACGTTCATGTGTTTAAGTTTTTTAGGTAAAGCCATGGGTTAC